ACCGGCAACGCCAATCCAAAACGTGAAAGAAGAAGCTCGCAAAAAAGCGATGCGCGAAGCAGGATTATGGAGCGATGAACTAGAAGCTGTTCAGATCAAGAAGGGGAATCAGGCAATTATAAGTGGCACGGCAGATTATAGCTTTAAGCACTTCGCGGACTATTGGCGTCGCTATAAAGCTATTATTAATAGCAAAGGCCAGCCGCACAAACTAAAAGAAATATTCGGCAGTGATCCTCCTGAGAACTTTGACTGGAAGGATTACTCCATAATAAGGATACCCTATGAGCTTATTCCTAAAGGGTTCATGGATGATAAACAGGTTGCACGAGCACGAGCCACGATTCATACCGGCATTTATAACATGGAGTATGCCGCTTGTTTCACTGCTGATAGCGACGGGTTTTTTAAGCGTAGCTTGATTGAGAGCTGTGTGTGTAGTGAGCGGAATCCTGTGAAGGTTGGAGACAGAGAAGTTCTTTTTGACGTAACAACGAGAGGCAACCCTCAATATAAATATGTGTATGGTATTGACCCTGCTTCTGAAAAGGACAACTTCAGCATCGTTGTATTAGAGCTACATGGCGATCATACGCGTATAGTTTATTGTTGGACTACAAACCGCAGCAACTTTAAAGACCGTCAGAAAGTGGGCCTTGTTGGAGAGCATGATTTCTATGGGTTCTGTGCTCGTAAGATCAGAGATCTCATGAAGGTGTTTCCGTGCGAGAGAATAGGTATGGATGCTCAGGGTGGAGGTGTTGCAGTTGAAGAAGCACTTCATGATCCTAGCAGAATGATGGATGGAGAAAATCTGATTTGGCCAGTTATTGATTACGATAAGCCAAAAGAGACAGACGACCAGCAGGGTCTTCATATACTTGAGTTGGTTCAGTTTGCTAAAGCAGATTGGACAGCTCAGGCGAATCATGGACTAAGAAAAGATTTCGAAGACAAAATATTGCTATTTCCAAGGTTTGACGATATTGCTTTGGGGTTGAGCATAGCAAAGGAAGGTAATGATATACTTGACACATCGCTAGAAAAGATCTATGATAATGAGACGGAATGTATTTTAGAGATAGAAGATCTGAAGGACGAACTAACAACCATTGTGATGTCACAAACAAGCAGTGGTGTGGGAGCCAGAGACAAATGGGATACGCCAGATGTTAAGCTTCCAAACGGAAAGAAAGGAAAGCTTCGTAAGGACCGTTATAGCGCTTTGGTTATAGCTAATATGATAGCCAGACAAATGAACAGAGAACTTGCTCAGCCAGACTACAACATGATTGGCGGAAACTTAAGAACTATGGAAGGAAAAGAAAAAGAGGAAGCCCTATATAGAGGACCACAATGGTTTACTCAGGGGTTTGACGGATCCGCATATCAAGGAATTTACAGATAAGGTGTAAGTAATACTATTACAATACCTTCGTTAATACTATTAGGACTAAAATGAAGAATCCAAACATACCAAACTCGCAAGCTCTTCCTCACGAAAATGCCTATGTTACATGGGATGATGCCAATCTTGACGACAAAAGAACTGCTCTGGATCTTGCTTCTAAGAGCCTAGACGAGTTCGGCAGCATAGAGAGATCGCAAGCGGATTATGGAAGATGGGGCAGAGGGCCCATATCTGACTGGAGCAATCTTTCTACTGGGCCAACTAGCGGTAGACCAGGATTCAACAGAGCTGATTACGAAGCTTTTCGTCCTGACGAGGCAACACCAAAGAAGATCAAAGCGATACTAAAGCAGTCTGACATGATCTATAATCGTGTGGGTCTTGTCAAGAATGTTATTGATCTCATGGGAGATTTTGCAAGTCAGGGAGTTCGCATTTCACACCCGAATAAAAAAGTAGAAAAGTTCTATAGAAACTGGTTTGCTAAGGTTCACGGAGCAGACCGAAGCGAGAGATTTCTAAATACTCTCTATCGTCTTGGTAATGTTGTGATGAATAGGCAAACGGGCAAGATAAGCGTCAAGGCAGAAAAGGAGATGTATAAGAGTAATGCGTCTCCAGATAAAATACTAAATTATAACGATCTCATACCAAACAACGAGAAGAGAGAGATACCCTGGAAGTATACTTTCATTGATCCTTTCTTTGTGGATGCTGTGGGAGGAAGTCTATCGAGCTTTATGACAAATAGGGCTTTCTCGATAAGCCTTCCAGAGAAGATGAGAAAAATTATCAACAATCCTAAAACACCAGAAGAACAAGCGATTGTTGCCCAGCTTCCTGATTCCCTTATCGAAGCAGCGAAAACCAAGAAGCCATACATTCTGGATCCAGGCAAAACTATGGTGTTTCACTATAAGAAGGACGACTGGCAAGTATGGTCTTTTCCGATTATCTATAGCGTTATGGATGATATCAATACTATCGAGAAACTAAAGCTTGCTGACCTTGCTGCTCTTGATGGGGCAATAAGCAACATCCGAATTTTTAAGCTTGGTAGTCTCGAACACAAGATCGCTCCAACTGCTGCTGCCGCAAGCAAGCTTAGTAGCATTCTACAGAACAACGTTGGTGGTGGCACAATGGATCTTGTTTGGGGTCCAGACATTGAGCTGATCGAAAGCAAGTCCACTGTTTATCAATTTCTGGGGCAAGAAAAATATGTTCCTCATCTCAATATGGTTTATGCAGGTCTTGGAATTCCTCCTACTCTTACTGGTACTTTCGGTGCTGCTGGTACTACCAACAATTTCATTAGTCTCAAGACTCTCACTCAAAGACTCCAATACGGAAGAAGAGTGCTGCTAGAGTTTTGGAATAACGAGATCAGAATGGTACAGAAAGCAATGGGCTTCAATCAGCCTGCGGTTATAGAGTTTGATAGAATGGATTTGAGCAACGAAGAAGCCGAAAAGGCTTTGCTTATTCAACTTGCTGATAGAAATATCATTAGCGATGAATTGCTACAAACTAATTTCGGTTTCAACTCGGATCTCGAAAAGTCCAGACTTAACAAAGAGACAAGAGAAAGAAAGACGAGCAAGATGGTCAACAAGGCTAGTCCTTATCATGACCCAGAGTTTAATGATGGTCTCAAGAAGATTGCTCTTCAAGTTGGTCTTGCCACCCCAAGCGAAGTTGGTTTACAGCTTGAGGAAAAGAAAGAAGGAGAAAAGAGCGTTGTTGAACTTAACACAGAATCTGAAATTGAGAAGATGAAGAACCAGCCTAAACCAGCAGCTCCTCAATCTCCTCCTGGTCAGAACGGAAGACCACAAGGAACGCCAGACACAAAGAAGAGAAAACAGAGAGAGTTTAAGCCACAACCGGGTATTCCGCAAGGTGCTTCTGTTCAGCTATGGGCTATAGAGGCTCAAGAGAAAGTGTCGCAGATAGTAAACCCTTGCTTATTAGAGTTTTATGGCAAGAAAAATATGAGAAGTTTATCGTCGGAAGAATACGCTGAAGCAGAAAACACAAAAACTAAAATCTTCTTATCTTTAGAGCCAGAAAAAACGCTGACTGAAGAAATTGTTTTGTCCAAACTCAATACTATTGATAGTATTGAAAACAAAAATAGATTTAAGATGTGTTCAGAATTTGTCAAGATGGTAGCTGGCGAAATGAGCAGACCAATGACAACCGAAGAGGCTCGATACTGCAAGGCATTCTTTTATAGCGGTATGGTGTAAAACTATTTTACATCGCCAAACGAAAGGAACATTATGCAAATTTTTGACCAAGAAAAACTAGACGGGCTAGAAGAACAGATCAAAGCCAACGCCAGTTTCACTTATGCCTGCGAAATAGAAAAATCGTCCGAGACCAAACCAAGAGAGATTAAGTCTATTGCGGGAGTTACAGACAAAGATTTGTATTATACCCAGAGTATTCTAGTAAGCACAGATTGGAACAAGAATGATGACATTTTTGATCCAAAAGAAGTATGGGCTGCCAAGGATACCCCAGAACATAAGCCCACAAATATCGAACATCAAGAAAATCAAATAGTTGGTCATATAGTAGCAAACTGGCCAATGACCCAAGAAGGAGTTATTATAGATAAGGATACTCCTATTGAGAACTTACCCAGCAAATACCAGGTTCTCACTGCATCAGTAATTTACACTGGCTTTACCGATCCTGAACTGAAGAGTAGAGCTACTGAGCTTATTGAGCAGATTGAAGACGGAACAAAGTATGTAAGTATGGAATGTTTCTTTAGTGGATTTGATTATGGGCTTCAGGATTTATCAACTGGAGAATACAAAGTCTTACCAAGAGAAGAAGCGACTGCTTTCCTAACAAAACATCTTCGTGCCTATGGTGGCGCTGGAGAGTATGAAAATC